GTTGTGTGATGGCTAAGATTACGATAGTTATTGAGGATATTGATGGCGACCTTATAGCAATTGATGTAAAGCAAGAAGGCGATGAAAGTGACAGCCCAGCAGTTCTGGTAGCCACGGCAATAATCGAATCAATAAACGAAACAAGCGAGCTAGCCTGCCCACCTGTAAGCCACTAAAAACAAAGCCTCCTTCTGGGGGGCTTTTTTGTGCTTGTGTTTTGGTATGATTAGTGCAACAAGTGAATAAACGGAGCATAAACGGGATGACAAAAGAGAAGGTAGGTACATTTAGCGCAGAGAACCAGCCTGAGAATCGCAGAGGCCGCGCCAAGTACAACAAGCTTATGGATGCCTTGATTGCCAAGGGGTACTCTGAAAAGCAGTTCTACGAGCGCGTAGTTGATGCCGCGATGGGGGAGAATGGAAACAACATGCTGCGAGAGGTGTTGATGCGCTTCTGTCCCGCTCCAAAGCCGTCAGCTCAAGCAATCACATTCGACTTTCCAGCAGATGGAACCCCAGTGCAGAAGATTGATTCGATCATCACTGGCGTGTCAAATGGGAGTATTCCGGCTGATTTGGGGAAGCTTGTTGTTGATATGGTAAAAGCAAGCCTTGACGTTGAGGAGCTTACCGAGCTATCAGCAAGACTTGAGAAGATAGAAGAGCACATCAAGAATCAGGCCGCGCAATGAGAAGGAAGAGGTTATCTGCTGTAGCTGTTGAGAAGGCGGAGCAGGCAATGGATATTTCATGCGAGGCCGTTGAATCCGCCGTGTTTGGCATATGCGATCTGAATCGCAATGTTGTTAAGCGCCTCAGAATGACGGCTGATGGCGTTAGCGAGACAGATGATGATCCGACAATCCTAATTCCGCAGAAGCTGGAGCGACTGCTTTATCCGAAACGAATCAAGGTCATCTATGGTGGTCGGGGCTCCGGTAAAACTCGCACGGTTACGTCAATACTCACCGAGAGGGCAAGGTTTAAGCGTGAGCGCGTGGCTTGCTTTCGAGAGATTCAGGCGTCAATCAAGGAGTCGAGTTATCAGGAGATAGCCGACGAGATTGAGCGAAAGAATGAAGGTGACGAGTTCCGTCAAGTTGATGGTGAGATAACTCATAAGCTGACTCGCTCTAAGTTTTCGTTCAAGGGGCTGTATCGCAACCTGACGACAGTCAAGGGCTTCGCTGGTGCAACCATTGCGTGGGTGGAAGAGGCGGAGAACATAAGCCAGACGTCAATCGACATCCTTGAGCCAACAATCCGCGCTCCAGGCTCTGAGATATGGCTTACGTTCAATCCGAATAAACCAACTGATGCTATCTGGACAAACTTCGTTGAACCGTACCTTGACAAGATGGCTGATGGCGTTTACGAGGATGATGAAACGCTAATTATTGAGGTGAACTATGTGGATAACCCGTGGTTCACCGAAGAACTGGAAATGACCAGGCAAAAGGCCATGCGTACCGACCTTGATCGCTACAACTGGATTTGGCTTGGCAGGTTCAACAAGCGCAGCGATGAGTTGGTTCTTGGTGGCAAGTACGTCGTGCAGGACTTCACGCCAACGGAAGAATGGGATGGCCCATATCTAGGAGCAGACTTCGGGTTCGCGCAAGACCCGTCGACACTGGTTGTGTGCTGGGTTTACGACGGGATCCTTTATGTCGAGCATGAGGGCTACGGTTCTGGCGTTGAAATAGACCAGCTCGGCGCAATGTATGAGCGAGCCTATCCAAGATCCAAGGAGTACGTTATTCGCGCCGACTGCTCACGCCCGGAGACTATTAGCTATGTCGCCCGCCAAGGGTTCAAGATTGAAGGGTGTGAAAAGTGGTCAGGTAGCGTCGAGGATGGGGTAACTCACATGCGCAGCTATGAGCGCATTGTGATTCACTCTCGATGCAAACACGCAGCGGATGAGGCAGCAAGGTATTCATACAAGGTTGATAAGAATACTGGTGACGTGCTTCCTGATATTGTGGACAAGCACAACCACTGCATCGCAGAGGGGGAGCTGATATCAACCGGCAGAGGATTTATTCCTGTCGAGAACGTTGTTATTGGTGACACTGTTGACACCAGAGTCGGCCAAAGAGTTGTGACTAACCACTGGGTTAGCGGCGTTAACATGCCAACAATGAGGATATCTACAGAGTCAGGAAGCGTTAGGTGTACTCACAATCACGAGGTATTTGTACACGGAAAAGGATTTATTCGCGCCGACATGGTAAGATATGGAGACTGGTTAGTAATTAACAATGGCGGTGATGAATGGTCGAGACATTTGAATACTGTGGGTTCGTATTTAGGCGGTACCCGAACTCCCCCAGAAGGAGTGACGCTGTCTATTTCAAGCGAACAGTAAAGACTGGTTGCACTGAGTGGCTTCATAGAAGGATTTACACTGACAATTTTGGTGATATACCAGATGGGCACCACATCCATCACATTGACGGGAACCCACTAAACAACGATCCTAGCAATCTTGAGTGCGTGTCGCCATCAGATCACATTGACATGCATCCGCGCAGCGATGATTGGCTATCCAGACAGAGCGAGCACCTAAAAAGTATCAGGCATCTTGCCACTGAGTGGCACAAATCAGATGATGGTAGGGCGTGGCACTCGGAGATGGCGAAGAGGTCTTGGGAAACTTTCGAGCCAAGGCTAGTTGGGTGTGTAAATTGTGGATGTGGATTCATGTCAAAAACAAGGCGGGAAAATGAGCTATTTTGTTCAAACAAATGCAAGTCAGCACACAGGAGAAAATCTGGAGCTGACAATGAGGTTAGGGTTTGCGCTCAGTGTGGCAATGAGTTCTCAATTAACAAATACAGTAAGACGGAGTGTTGCTCTAGAAGCTGTGCAATGTATAGAAGAATGTCAAAAGTCGCATAGAGTGTATGACATGACTGTTGATGGTGAACATGAGTTTTACGCAGGTGGAATACTTGTACACAACTGCATGGATGCGATACGCTACGCCATAGGGCCGCTGATTAAGCGTGAGTCGCAACCGATGCTATTCATGCCGTCTAGGTACAGATGAGAAAGGCCCGTGAGGGCCTTATTTATTCACTCCAAGCTTCAGATTTGCATTGGAAATCGCATCATCAAATCGCTTCCATTTCACTTGGTTTGCCTTTGACTTTACTCCAACGTCACCGCTGTACTCCTTTCTATTCATGAGTGCGCAATACCTGCAAGCATTATTCCTTGTGTATTTAACCTCGCACCCGCACTTACTGCACGGATTGCCAACCATTAACTTTGAGCCAGCCGCAACAGCATCCTTCTTGCTGGTTGGCGCATCGCTCATTGCCTTGGCAATCTCTTTAATTAGAAATGCAAAGCTGCCAGAGCTAATCATCTCACCACCTCAATAATCAACCTATCGCCCGCGCAATCGGTCAGGATTGCCACGTTGTCGCATTGGAATGTAACGGAAGTCCATCCCTCTTCCAGTAGCTCACCGATTGCTTGAGGGATGGATTCGTACTTTGTTGGTTCTGGCTTGTCAGCCATGCGAAGTCTGGTTGTTACAATTGACTTCAAGTTGTTTTTATTGATCTCGGACTCAATATCACGAATTAGCGATGGCAGGCTGCATCTTGCCTGCATGAATCTAGTGTTTGAAATCTCAATTTTGTTCACGGCTCATTCCTCTCTTCGATTGCCTGCATGACTCGGCGCTTGGCTTCACAATAAATCACATCATCCAATGGGCCTCCGCGCCCATAATCCAAGTCTCCGCAGTTATCCCTAAACCATGACGGGAGTTCTAGATAGCACTCAATCTCAGCATCCTCTACTGAATCATCAAACTCATCCATCTCGCCTTGCCGCTGCGCGTACTCGTCGGCTTTCATGCTGTTGTAGTCGGTCATTTACTACTCCTCTTCACCATCAGAATCTGCGTACTCAACAAACTCCTCCCATTCATCGTCTGGTATTTGCTCAACCTCTACGTCATCATTCTTGCTGTGCTTTTTGGGTTTCCATTCAGTAATCCATTCATGATCACATTCATCTGCTGTCGCTCCAGTCTCTCCGGCAATAAAGTAAAGATCATCAAGCCTATCTTGCCATTTGATAACTACTCGTTTCATTTTCATCTCCTTCGTTGTTGATGCCTAATCATGGCACCACATTAAAACTATTACAACCCTTTGCGGTCAAATTCGTTAAGCTCACCCATATCCACAGGGTCTCTACTCCAAGCCTCAACGAAATGAACAGGGCACCCATACTCATCGCAAGCAAGGAATCTGTGTGGTGCTTGCTTCTTTCGTTGTAATTGCTTGTATGCAACTAGCTTTGCCTTGCGTCTCCACCATCCAAAGCAACCAGTTCCATAAACATAAACTTCTTCGCCATAATCTGGCATATCTGCCTTCTGGTGCAGATTGGCCACTCTTGTTAGCTTGTGATGCATTGATATCTCCTTTGTTGATAAACCAATGATGAACCATGACTAAAACTATTACAACCCCTATATGGTAAAATTTATGCATCAATCAGTGGGGTGACAGATGGAACAATCCAGAGCAGAGATTATCGTGAACCAGTGCCAGAGCGCACTGGAGCGAATCAGGATGGCGCGGGTAAGTCAGGTGATGGGTTCTGACAGCAAGCACGGCTCATTGTATCGTGTATTCGGCCTGCCGACTGAGCTTACCTTCGAGCACAAGAAAAACATGTATGACCGAAACGGCGTGGCTGGTGGTGCGATTGACAAGCTGGCTGGCAAGACTTGGGAGTCATATCCAGAGATAGTCGAAGGCGAGCCATCAGCCGAAAACAAGGCTGACTCTCCACTCGAAAAAGAGCTGCGCAAGTTCTGCAAACGAACCAAGCTGTGGCGGGCATTCCGTGCTATGGACACCAAGCGGATGGTCGGCAACTATGCCGCATTGATTCTGAGGATTGCAGACGGGCAAGATTGGAGCCAGCCAGCAACCAACGTGCGCCCCGACCAAATCGTGGGCTACATGCCTGTGTGGGAATGCCAGCTTCGCGTAACCGACACCGAGATGGATCGCACTTCTGAGCGATACGGCGAGCCAAAAGCGTGGGCCTATCAGGAGATAGTCAGTTATGACAACTCGCTGAACACCAAGCCGGTGCAAGAAGTAAATATCCACTGGACTCGGGTGGTTTACTTCGGCGATGTGTTCACGGATGGATCCACTAGCGAGTTCGGCAACAACCTGCTGGCTCGCGGTTTCAACGCCTTCACCGCCATCGAGAAAATCAACCAGTCAGGGGCCGAGGGGTTCTTCAAGAACGCAGCCCGCCAGTTGCAAGCTAACTTCTCTAAAGAGGCCCGTATGGATGAAGTCGCCCGCATGATGGGGGTGAAAGTCCAAGAGATTAGCGACGCATTCCAGGCAGTGGGGCAAGACCTAAACAGCAAGTTCGACAGCTTCATGGTAACTCAGGACGTTGACGTTAACGCCCTGACTGTGTCCATGCCGAATCCGCAAGAGTTCTTCGATTGCTGCCTGCAAGAGGCTTGCGCGTCGCTTGGCGGCTTCCCTGCTACCGAGCTAACCGGGCACATGACCGGAGAGCGCAGCAGCTCCGAGAACGGCAATGTAATGGCGCAGCTTGCCACATCTCGCAGGGCCAACGTACTCTATAACGATATCGAAGATTTCTTTAAGCACCTGTCCGATATTGGGTGCTTCAAAGGCGCTGAATTGTCTGCCGTGTGGGATAGCCTTCTCGACCCGTCAACTGGAGACAAACTCGAAAACGCCAAGAAGATGGCCGAGATTAACCAGATGGGTCTTGGGCTTGGTGAGCGGTACTACACGCCACAAGAGATTCGCACTGAATCAGGTATGGAGCCAGAGCCGGAAGATGGATTCGAGGAGTTGCCGCCGCCTGAGCAGCAACCAGATGATGGCATCGAGCAGCAATAAGAAAAGCCCCGAAAGGGGCTTATTCATTTCATCTCACCTCACAATCAGAGGTATGGCAAAAATCACACACGCCACACTAAGTGCCAGAATCAATATGCCTTCGATTGTTGGTTTCAATTCCTCAGCTCCAATTCAAGTTTATACAGCTTCTTGGCTACGCGAAATGACGGCCTGAAAGTGTTTTTGTGGCTGCACCCTGGAAACCACTGATGACCATATGCATAGAACTTGTTTGCAACCCACACATCAACAAGCTCGCATCCATCGCCGCTTACATCAAATGTTATTGTGTGGTCGTCTATTTGCGAAACGATGGCCGAATCAATCAGCGACTCAAGATTGCAATCCCACTCCTTGCTGTATTTCCTGTCAAGCAAACCAAATACTGCTAACAAAAACCACTTAATGGCGCTCATAAGCTCAACTCCTTAATCAAATCTTCAAGCTCCTGCTGCTTCTCTATGAATCTCCGCGCATCCTGACGCCGCCTGATTGCATCCATGTCGTTGGCATCCTTCCGGCGCTGGCGTGAGTTTGGGAAAATCTTGCTCATAACTCAATTCCTTTCATTACTCGATATGCTCTCAGATACATGATTTCGATTATGACTTGCGGCGTGGTCATTCTAACTCAAGCCCCAAATCTTCAAGTCTATTCCTGCATGATTCCACTGCATCATTAAATCCCTCCTGATACTTATCTAGGTATCTGTCCTTGTACTCATCCGGCAGCTCAACCACCAGCGCGGCACGGGAGGCTTGCCATGCTTGCCAGCACGCCTCAGTGTCATAACACACAAAGAATTTTTCATCATCGGCAGACTCTTGTGCATCATCAATGTCATAACCAGATTTATATGCCCATCCTTTAAATCCATCACGCATTTTATCACTCATCGCCTATCTCCTTAATTGCTTGGTCAATGCATTCTCCAATCTTTCCGCTATACTCTGGAGCTGGGCCACCAAATGACAGTGACCATGACACTCCATTTTGCTTCATCCCAAAAACAGAGTTATCAACCAACCACCGATACCTTGCCGCATCCTTCTCGGTCTCGCGCAGGCGGGTGATTTCCTTGTGCATATCCTCCGCCATTTGGATAAATTCATCCATTTGCCACTCACTTGGCCTGTCACATCGGAAAGCCTGAATAAGACGACCAAGCTTTGAATCAACCTCAACACCATCACAGTAAACCATCTTTGCTCTCCTTCATTGCCTCTTGCCATCCCCACCAAGCCGCCTCAGTCATGCGGCTCATGTACTCCCCAGCTTCAATCACCTCAAGGTTAACGAATGTAATCCGGCGATTTGCGCGGGTTACGTCCATGCCTTTTAGCCTGGCTAGCTCCTCGAATCGTTCGCGGTTCATTTGTTGAATGCCAAATTGTAATCACCCATCACGAACCACCATTCGCATCTACCACCGAATAGTGACATGTCGCAGCCAATCCTTTCCATTTCCGAATTTGAAATTGCAACACCATGCTCTGCAAGATTGGAAACGTAAACCTCTACAGGGAAGCAAACATTATCCATCCCCATGTAACCTCCATCATTAATTAAAATCACACTATCCATTTCACTCTCCTTGGTTGATGCAAATACTATTACAGTAATCCGGCTGGCGGTCAATGCTAAAATGAAGAAAATTGCACAGAGGATTTCATCTTGGCCCTCCCCAGTCCAAACATTCTAGACCCGACCCAGCAGAAAGGCCGCGAGAAGCGAGCCTATGCCGATTTCCGCCGCAGGTTGCGAGCCATCAATGCGGAGGTTCAAGAGCGAGTAATCGACCAGCTACAGCCGCGAGAGATTGCCGTCAATGGCCTTCGCGCTTACATGCTCAATGCCGAGAGGGTTTACATCTACGAGCTAGACTATCTCCAGCTACGCCGCATTGACGAGACTATCGCCGAGATAATCCAGCGGATTATGATGCAGCGCGGCGAGCAGTGGGATGTATGGATGCAGCAGTACGCCGCCGAGGCATACCAGCAGGGGGCGGCATATGCTCAATCGTCCCTGGCCGTGCAATCAGCAGTCTACGCCAGCGCTTACAGCAACATTGAGTCAGTCTTGTTTACGCCTGAGTATCAGCGCAGGATTGCTGTGGTTACGTCTCGCACATTCAACTCAATGGAAGGCTTCACGGATGACCTGATAAACACCACTCGACGGATACTTGGTGACACCATTGCCCAAGGTAAGTCGCCACGATGGGCAGCTCAGCAGCTCAAGGGCTATCTGGTTGACACCGAAGGCACTCAGGCCAAGGCCGCAAGCCGAGCCGCAACCATCGCACGAACAGAACTTGGTGTGGCCTATCGCTCCGCTGTGATGGATGAATCGCAACGCGCCAGTGAATCGCTTGGACTGGTGACCAAGCTGCTTTGGGTGTCTGCGCTTATGGCGACCACTCGCCGAAGTCATGCTGATAGGCACGGAAACCTCTACACACGAGCGGAGGTAACGGAGTTCTACAGCAAGCGCGGCCAAGCAATCAACTGTAGATGTAGCCAGACACCTGTCGTTGTTGATGAAAATGGCGACGCCTTTGCCAAGAAGATATTCGAGAAGATGGCGAGACAGGAGGAGAGGTGGATGCAATCTCAGGGGATAAAGAAGGCCGCTTGAGCGGCCTTTGTTTTTATTTTTAATTAGAGGTTAAGAAAACTTTATCTTCGTGATTCTGTATTTTGTATACGGAGCTACTCCAGAACCCACCCTTGTTCGTTGCGTATGCATTTCCATGCTGAATTGGTTGCTCGACAACAATCAGGCCTAGTTTTTGAAGTTGCTTGACAACCTTCCTCCATTCTCTGTTTACGTACATGGTGAAATCAGTTGAGCCACAAGAAGTTCTGAAGCCGACCTCAACACTTCCAGCTCGAATAATCTTTCTGGTGTATGTCATTACGCTGTCAACAGTGTAACCAGCGCGTTTACTTAGCGCCGCATCACACCCAACAGCCACTGAATATACCTTACTGATGTCTATTCTGTTCATCGTCTATCTCCCTGGCTGATGCCAATACTATTACACCAATCACGCACAACGTCAACCATGTGTGTTAAAATTCATCATCATCAACAAAAAGAGGTAGTGACTATGGCAGGTGGTAACGGTTTTCAGCGCAAGAAAGAAGAAGAGGCAAAAGAGGCATTCAACAAGCGCGAGAAGGATATGCAGGAGCAATCTCGCGGTGGCGGTAATGGCTTTCAGCGGCCCAAGAAGTGAACGCTGATTTCTGGTTGATATGTGCCGCGCTGGCCGTGTCAGCATGGCGTTGTGATTGGCTGGCGGCTGCAATGGCTGCCAGCTTTGCCGCTCACTCTGTGGCTCGCGTGTGTGGCTACCTTGACCCATATGGTTATTACCTATCAGCAGCGTTACTTGATGCGTTTTTCGTCTGGATAATCTATCGGGTGTCATCTGTAACATTCAGGCTGAAAGTGATGCAGTGGGTCTTGTGCGCCTTCGTGTCCGCTCAAGTGTTTGGCATAGTCACCTACTGGTATTTTGTATCACCAACTTACTATAACGCCATCTGCACAGCTCTCTATCTGGCGCTAATCACAACAATAATTTCACGGGATAAAAAGCGTGCTAGAAATTGTAAAGATTCTCGGCGCCATATCATCCATGATTCTACTCTTGGTCATGGCTCTGCGATGGCTGCAAAGGACGAGGTTAAGGGATGACGAAGAAGATTCAGTGGAGTGTCGGGGCGATTCTGGCGCTGATTGCGCTACTGGTGGCGATGTTTCATCGAAAGATTGACGGCATGAAGGCGAGTTTAGCTTTGGGAATGTCGATGATTGGCGCGGGAATCACCAACATCTGGCAATGGCTACCAGAAAACATAGCCATCCTATCCGGCCTATCTGGCATGATTCTTACGTGGACAATCATCATCAAGAACATTCGCGACCTACGCAAAGACGATGAAGAAAAAAGCCCCTGATGGGGCTTTGTTTTATTGTTCAGCTAGCGCCACCCTTGCAACCTTGGCTCTTGATCCCGCATAGCTTCGCATCTCATGCTTGCTGTCAAGGAAGCTATCCTTGCCATACGAGCGCACGTGAATTGTCTCTAGCGAAGTTGCCGCATCAATAAGCGCCTGACGCAACCGCTCAACCTCGGAAACAAGCTCATCGTGGGAGTTGATGGCGTGGACTGCGTATTCTGCTGGCTTGCCAGAAATATCAACGAGAGTCTCTCCATGCTTTGATGGAGGCCATGCATCAATTCTGCGCTTTGGTTTATACTCACCAACAAACACATCCGCCATCTTCAAATATTCTTTCATGCTATCACCTTGTTGTTATGGGCGGCGGATGAATTTCACCTCATGACACCAAATCTTTGCCTCACCACCAAAATCAACTAGATATGGCGTAGATGTGTCGCTTTCATCCATTGTGCGCAGCCTGCCAACCATCCCGTTGTACGTGCCGCGTTTTATGTTTGACTCAACGCACTCAACCTTGTCACCGACTTTAACCGCATCAACCAGCTCAGGCTCTTTCACAGTCGCCGCCAGCGGAGTGATGACAAATCCGATTGCTGCAATGGCATCCTCAAGTTGTGACAAGGCGGCATCAGCCGCCGCCTTGGCCTCATCCGCCTCTTTCTGCTTGCTGTTGGCGAAATCCAGCTTGTTGCGATAGTCCTGCGCCAGATGCTCGATGGTTGGCTTGGCTTCTGGTACAGGCACAGGTTTAGGTTCTCTGGCGGATGTTGCGATTTCTGGCTTGTGAAGGCGGTAGGCGATGATGCGAACGTCTGAATCATCAATCCAATCCACCATATTGGCCTCGTGGCTCTGCTCAAGACCATCACTCCACCTGCACCATAAGGTTAGTCCAGATGTGGCAACTGCTGGCTCATGCTTTCCATCATGCTCAATCCACCCATCAGCATCAGCCTTCGGATAGGCATGATAGTATTCTTCGCGGCTTAGTACGCATTGGTGCCAATTTTGCAAAACCTTATCAAACCTTGCGACAACTCTAAGCCAGCAACCTTGGCCTTTGAATGTAAATCCAAGCTCACCAGATGGGCTATACGGCTTGCTTTGGCTTGTTGAAAACCATACATCTCCATTTTCATGCTTTGGCTGGACAGCCCAATTTGCTGAATCATCAACCCACCCGCCATTCTCATTAATCACCTTGGCCAGAGCCAGCTTCGATTTACTTAGTTTCATGGTTATCTCCTTGTTTGTGTCACCATACTATTACAGATTGCCAAGCTCGCGTCAATGGTATAATTCACAAAAGCCAAAGGTGGGTTTATGGCAATCAGGTATCAAATCGTCAGCTAAAAACACCCCTGCGACTTTGGCCATGTTCAACGGACTGCTAGACCTTCCGCGACCATAAGAAAGCCCCCAATCAAGGGGGCTTTTCTTTATGCTCTTGCCGCAGCTAGCGCCACTATTAGAGCATCAATCTCTTCCCATGTCATTGACCCGCACATCCTATT